ATGATTCTCGTAAAATGAAAATCCTCAGATGGATATGTCATCAATGCCGTGCCTTGAATGTCAATCTTTGTATTGTAACTACTATGTTTGAGTGTTCGGTATTCTAAATCTCCAAACATGTAATTAAAATATTGATCAATAGGTCCTGTGTAAATTACTTTTTCAGCCAAAGAGTTTAAAAAATCTCTATTTACAATGTAATCACATTCTAACCAAACAACAATGCCTGATAATAGTTTTTCAAAAATTGAAGTGTAACCATGAATCGGAATACCTTCGTAAACATGATCATCAGAATAATATCGATCATTTAAAGAAAATCTTAATGGTATTCGTTTAGCAATTGATGCTGGTAATAATTTTGGCTCTCTGCCCCATTGTTTTTTGGTGTATCCGTAGAAAAACATTTCGTACAAAGTTCTACCCATGGTGCTAAGACAATATTCTTCGAAATTTTGTGGATTTTCAAATAAAATTTTATCTGAATTAATTCTTTCTTTTGCTTGAAGTGGAGTGACAACATCATTCCAAACATGATGAATAGTAGATAAATTTATTGGCAAAGAATAGATTTTATTATTTACAAAAGCTTTATTTCTTAGAGTGAAATTATTAAATTCTGCAAATTTATTTATATAATCCCAAACATATTTTTTTGAAGTATGAAAAATATGTGGACCATATTTGTGTATATGATAATCTTCAAATGGTTCAGAATAACAATTTCCACCAATATGATTTCTTTTATCAACTACTAATACTTTTTTACCTAATTTATTAGCTTCATAAGCAAAAATGGAGCCGAATAATCCGGCTCCAACAATAAGATAATCATATTTCATATGATTATTTTACATATTAACTTGGGTTTGGTGAAAAGTGCCCATATAGTCCAATCCCATCATAAATTTCTTCAACACCCTTATCTTCTCCACCCATGTCATTATAATCATAATAATTTCCAGGAAAAGACTTGCCATGCTGATTGAAAATACTTATTTCTTTAGGATTCATTTGAATTTTTTTACCCATCTCTTGCATTGGAACAACATTAGCTTTTGTATCTGGATATGGATTTCTTAGCATGGTCTCTTCATTGTATCCCGATGTGTCTTGATAAGATCTGTTAGCTTGATTACCTTCATTTAAGTATTCTTCAAGACCTTCGAAACCTGCTAAACCATCTAAAACTTTATATTGTCCATCTGGAAAAGAATGAAATTGATATTCATCAAATTGATTATTTGGCTCACCTTCTGGCTTTACAGTAAACCTATTACGTCTCTTTACAGGATAGTCATAATCTTGAGGATCATGAACAAAACCATATTCTTTTGCAGTTCTGTTTGGATTGTTAGAAGAGATTACATCATGTCGTCTTTGAGGTTTTATTTGATCAGGAACTTTATCTTCGTATTCGTGAGCTCTTTTTTTGCTGTCATCAAAATGCCTTCTCTCAGCTAAACTTTCTTCCATTGTTCTTAAGTGTTCAGGTTTAGCATGAAAGTTTTCTTTGATATATGCTGGGCTATTTTTGATTAAACTTGATGCATGGTCTTCCAAAGATTTTTTGTAATTGTGAAGTTGCATTCTTAATTTTAATTTTAGTCTTTCAGTGGAAGACAATTCGTAATTAAGATCACCATCGGTATATGTGTGTTGAACAGAAAGTTGTTTCTCAATATTTTCATCATTTACATTATATTGATCTAAATAAATATGGGTTTTTGAAAGAATTTTTTCAAAACTGTCGTCTTCATCAACATAAATATTAAGCTCAGAACCACCACGATTGGTGCCACCCCTTCCAAAAGGGCTACGACCAGGAGAGAAAGGTGATCCATTACCACCACCACCTACGCCACCAAATTGTGCGGTTTTGATATTATTTGAAGACATAATGTTTTTTTCCATAAAAATTTATCTAAACCTTCCACCTAAATTCATCAATCTTGCATTAGGAAGTCTTATAATTATTTTTGATGTTAAACATTCATAAGATACAGCAGCTACAGCATCGCAAATGTCATCTTTGTATCCTGACAAAGACTCGATGTAATATCTTTTGCCTTTCCATTTCTTTTGTAAAAATTGAAATTGGATTTTAGCTTCTTGCACTTCATTAAGTGGTTGTCTTTCACCACGCATATCAAGATAACTACCACCTGAAATATCATACATGTCAATTCTTTCTTCTCTAATTAATTGACTTAATTCAGTGTAAATATCTTCTTTGTATTGTTTATTAAAATGTTTTTCAACAATATTTATTCCAGCAGTTTTCAATCTTATAATTGAAGATTGTGAATTCCATTGATCAACACTAACTTGTTTAAATCTAAATCTTTTATGAAGATCAATGACATAATCTTCAACTTCTCTAGTGTCAATTGGTTGATTTTTGGACATTGGATTCCAAAAGTGAATGTGATCAATAACTACTCGCTTAAGTGGTCTATTATCAGGACCTACAGTTCCATACATAGGCTCTGTATGAGCAACACACAATGCATAATAATCTGATGTTCTAGCAGGATCTAAATGACAATAATATTCAAACATATTGTCAGCATATTCTTTTCTTTTGACCATACTCATGCTACTGAACATAGAATTAATCAAATCAGCCATAAACATAGGATCTTGAGAAGATGCACCAAATTCAGCCCCATATTGCATTTGAAATTCTGATGGATTTTTCTTTTTTTCGTTATCTAAAAATTCTTTCCCAATATTCGGATTTGCTAACCATGTTGGCAATCTCATTATCAAAGTCGTAGGATCTTCAACTCTGTTTTCATGCAAGTCGTGCAATAACCCAATAGGTCCTTTGGGGTTTGAAAGCATCATCATCTTTCCGTCTTTTCCAAAGGTTGCAAGAGATGGCTTCAAATCATCATATAATGCGTAATCTAATCCTGAATCGGGATTATCACCTGCCATAGCAGCAATTTCGTCCATGATTATGCACCAGCAAGTTAGACCAACAAGACCTGATGCACTTGAAGAACCACATTTTAAAGTTAAAGAACCAGAAAATGGATTTAACCCTTGAGCAGTACGGCGTTCATTTTCCTTAATATCATGGTCTGTAAGGAATCTCATTTCAAGTTCAGTGTCTTTGCCAATAAATGGATTGAAATATGGCGAGGCTAGTACTGTTTGTTTGATTTTTGAGAAGATAGCATTCTTTGCTTGTTCTTCATTTTTAGCAACATTCAATAAAACAATTTGATCAAATTCCATTAAACCATATCTGGCTTGTGGATGACCCATAGAAATCAATCTGTACAGTTCATAAAGTGCAATAGCTGAGACTAAGAATGATTTTCCACTACGTCTTCCAAGTACCAGTACAAGTTCTTGAAATTTGTATCTATTTGTACATTTCTCGTATATTTGATGTCTTAGTTTGGAATCTATTTCATCAGAAAACAAAAGATCTTTTTCTGATTGAAAACCATCAATAACAGGTCTATCTGATAATTTATCTACAAGTCTGATTGCATCAAAGTTTGTAGCTTCTTCTTTTGCATCTTCATATCTTTTTATTCTGACATCATCATCTAAATTAACGCATTCAAGACATGGAGAGTTATCAACTGTAAAAAGTGGTTTTACTATTTTACCAAGTTTCTTTTTTCTTAAAGTATCTTCCTCATTGTCCTTGATATGTTTCCAAACGCACCCTTCGCATCCATTTCTTTCTTCTAAAGGAACATCTTGAATTTCTAAATTTTCATTTCCTTCTTGCCCCATATAAAAACACTTGAGAATCAATCTTTGCCAAGGATGTGGCTTCAGATTACAAAAATAAGGGTGTTCTATAAATGTTATGATGTCTACGATTTGATCAGGGTTAAATCTTGTCTTCTCTGGTTTTTTTGGAGGGGATATATCAGTTCTGGCACTTGGCAAAATGATATCGTCAAACTCAGATGCATAGCCAGTGTCTTTGAAGAATTGAGAAACTTCATTAGCTTGCTGCATAAGTTGACTTTTGAGGTCATGTTGCGCTAATTTCTGCGGATTTGGTTTTCTCATTAGTTGTCAGATTGAATTTTGCTCTTCAGGGTTTGTATTTCTTCCCTAATAATTCTTTTATCAGTTTCAGAATCCATTTTTTCATGGAGTTTGACAAGTACATCAAAAATATTTATAGCATAGATACCTTGATTATCTCTTGCTTCTTTTAGATATAAAATTTTTGTAATTAGTTTTTCAACCATTGCTGCTCTTTTGAGCTTCATATCATTATTTTTGGAACAATCCATTCCACGAACATCGTCAAGCTCCACAAGTAAAGCTGTAAGTGCTAATTGATGTTCTCTAAAAATCCAAGGAGCAATTAATTCTTCTCTTTGCTCATAATTCTTCAGACCTGAAGTTGCAATTTTCTTAAAATCACAATGCTGGTCCATGTGTGTGTTAACTTGAACCCAGTTAAGTTTTGCATCAAAATACTTGTGGAAAAAATTGATTACTGATTGTGGCTTTTTACCACTTTCAAGATATACATGTTCAGCTAAGTCTCTAAAAGCTGAAGTACAAAGTGAACATCTTGGTTCAATAAACTGAGGATATTGAATATCACTCATATTGTCAGGAGGAAGAGGAGATAAGGGTCTATCTCCTTCTTTCAAATCCTTGAACATTCTAGAAGGTTTATCTATTGTTTTATCTACAGCAGGAATGATAGCATCAACAATCTCTTCTTTATTATTATCTTGCATAATGGCTTTATACAAAGCAGAACAAGCCACTACTAGAGCGGCTTGTGCATTTTTTAGGATGAATACTAATCAGATAGCGCTCTTTTAAGTCTCAAATATGGAGAGACTTGATCAGCAGCAGAAACTATATACTCATCTGCGATGCCGAAATCTGCATAATTTCCTTTTGTAAATTTTTCACTTGTTGATGTTCCATTTGATAAATCTACTTCTGCTGAACCTTTTCTCATGCTTACAACATATTTATTTGAAGATGCAGTTTTAATTTCTGCACTTTCTTTTTGAGCAATTAACACTGAATTTAACAATGCTTCTTCTACCCAAGGTTTTAATGCTACATGCAAATGTCCCTTGCCTTGATCAGAAGATTTAGCAATTTCAGCAACTCTTTGCCAAAATCCTAAACCACGCTCATCAGCTTTTACGATTGAATATGTACCTGAACAAAGTCTTTTTACAAATTCTCTTGCACTGTATTTTTCAAGTGATTTTTCAATTACCGGAATACAATCTGCATATTTTGTTGGAACTATAGCGACACTAATAACTTCTTTTTGAGCAGATGTAGGCTCATTAAATAAATTAGAAGCAACTCTGTCTGCTAATTCTAAATCGAAATTGTCTGCAGCTAATAACTCTACAACTTCTGATTTGGAAAATCCTTGGCTAGCATATTTTTCAGCTTGGGAACTGGCTACAACAAATGCGCCATCACTAAGTGTACGCAACTCATTGCGCCAATTATAAATCATGTCATCGGATATGTTTTTTTCAACCACAGTGACTTCTCCCCTTTTAAATAAAAATAACCCTAGACAAGAATGTTGTATGTCAAGGGTTTTTGTGGAACATATCAATATAATACAAAGAATTATAAAATATATTCCATAGGTAATTATAGTTAGATTGTAAAATAATATCAGTATTATGTGGAATTTTAGCATTCATAAAAAAACTGTAAAGGCAATGGAAGCCTTTGATGTCTTAAGTAGTGAGGGTATCGATTGGACTGGTTCATTCCAGGATACATTTAAAAAATACAATTTTAACTCTCATGATAAAATGCCTACCGTTTATGACCTAATAAATTTTATTAAGTATGCTAAAAATACAAGAATCTTGGATATTTATTCAAGAGATAAAAATAAAGGTTCTGATCTTAGATGGTTTTGCAAACAATTAATTACGTTTGTAGTTGATCAGCTTAGGCACACTGGATCTCCAAACGCAGACACACTTATCATTACTAATTTCTTAGCTCAATGTGCAAAAAATTATGAAACTGATAATCCTTATAATAAAATCGAAATTGGCACACCAGTTTCAAGTGAAAAAGCAATGACAATGTCAATGAAAAATTTAATTTCAATGAGATACGAAACATTGAATTTATTAACTGCAAATAATATTAACATTGAAAATAGTTGCATGATGTACATCATGAGAGGTGACGATGTCAAAAATCATGGTGTTAATGCAGATGATTATGCTAGAAATCAGATAATAGAACGTGCAATTGATAAATATCCTAAACTTGGATATTTTAAATCTTTAGACAGTGTTTTATTTTATTTGAAAAGTGACATAGCCACAAAAGATAATTTGTTAGAAATTTCTGATTATCTTAAATCATTTTCTCTTTCTGGTTTGAAATTTACAGATTTATTTTCTTTTGTAGATGGATTGACAGGATCTAGTTTAGATGGAAAATCTATTAAAGATATTATTTATAATGTCCAGACTGATGATCAATTAGAAATATATCTTTATCTAAGAAACAAAGTGGTTAAAAATAATAATGATTATGAAATAACCAAATCTCTTTTAGAGATTGTTTATAAATTTTTATCTTCATTTTACTTAACTAAATCTAATATCGAAAAATTATTAAAAGATGATATGTTTGTTGAATATTGTCAAAATCAAGGCGAAAATATAAAAGATCTATGGTTGTATAAGGGTTTTTCAACAGTTGAAGTAATGCAAAACTACTTAACAAAAAATCCTGAAAAAATTAAGAATTTCTCAGAAGATGCATTGGCAAGATTAAACGCTACATCACTCCAAAATATTAATCAATCAGCAATTGAAGCTCAACAATCAATTTTAAAAGATGGACTGTCTTTATTACAAAATGCTATAGACACAAATGTAATTAAGAAACTAGATCCTTTTGTAAGAGATTTTAATCGTGATTACTCATCAGAATATAAAAAGCCTGAAAAACCTTCAAATGCATCTCCAGAAGAAATGAAAGAATATGAATTGCAGGTTTCTGCAGCAAAAATCTTTACAGAATGGCAAATTAGTTATTTAGACAGAATGGAGCAAGAAAGATTATTTACATCTATTTCTAAAGAAGATTTGGAAAAATATGCATCTAATATGATAATTCTAGAATTTGATGCAAATCAATTAAAAGTTTTTTTAGAATCAAAAAATATTACCAAATTTCAAATTCAAGGTGTAGATTTTGTAAGTGGATTATGGAGAGGTTTATTTGTACCAAGGTTTCCTACACCTTCAGGACAACCTGTTCCAGCAATTGTAATTAGAACTGATGCATATGACTCTTTAGAACATCATAAACAGCTATCAGAAAATTTAGGATTTGAAGCTTTTAGGTTTACAGAATCTACTAGAAGACATGAAATTGCACATGCATTACAATATCTTGCTGTTGGTGATGTTATGCTAATGGAACCGCAAGAATTAAATCCAGAGCTTACTGAAGGTGAAGCTTATATTATGGATCCGGCAGAATTGTATGCAAGAGTACATGGAGATATTCCTTATTTATATAATTTATTTGATTCTAGAATTAGAAATCTAACTGTTTCTAAAAAAATATATGAAGCTGCTAAAGAACAATGGATTCACGACATTGTTAATGAAAAAATACACTTAATGTCTGGTGGTACTAATCTAAGAAGATTAATGATGCAAGATGAAACACCAGAATTTAGAAAAGAAAATTTTGGTAAATTAAAAAAATCTGATGGAACAGAAATTGAACTACCAGACCCTCTTGAGGCTATATCAAAAATTCTTGCAAGGCAAAGAATAAAACTTGAAATGATTTTTCATGATTTATTTACAGTTGCTGATAAAAGAGAAAAAAGAAAAGGTTTGATTAGCAAAAAGAATAGACTTAAAAAACAATTAGAAAGTCTTCCTGAATACGAATATTTAAAAAGAATTAATCTCGAGAAGGAACTTTATGAAGCAGAAACTGATTTGATAAAAGTTGGTCAAGAACTTATTGTTGATGTTGAAAATGTATCTACTTCTGTTTTAAAAGGTTATTTGAAAGATTATTTTACAAAAATAAGCAATGCTGTAGCTGAAGGTTTATTAGGACCCGATGTCCTGAATGTAGATGATCCTGATAGACCTAAATCTTCAGAAAAACCATCCGTCGAACCTGAATTGCCTACAGCTTCCGATATTTCTGATATTACTGAATTTATGATTGGACAATCTAAACCAATTCCTGGTGGAAGAAAAATTGATGAAATTATTCCATCATTCATGGGCAAGGCTTTACCAGCTGATTCTTGGACTTGGGAAAAGGGGACGGATCCAAATAGTCCAGAAAACAGAAAAAGACCTAAGGGAAATTTTCCAGGAATAGAGCCTGTAAAGCCAATGCCTCAATCTAAAATAACTATTGATGCAGATGATCCATTCAAGACAGATAAAACTGCGTCAGTCTATAATCATAACAGATCAAAAAGATAAAAAATCTTCTCCCAAGATAACTTTGATATTTCCCAAGGCTCTCTGCAATCTTTTAGAGAAAGAACTTTGGGAAATATTTAGCTTTAACGATGCTTCTTCTTGATCTAAACCTTCAAAAAAATAAAGCTCAATTGCTTCTTTTTGTTTTTCATTTAACTTATTGATTGCAGAATGTAGTGAAATAACAGTTTCAATCCTGTTGAATGGATCAGTGGAATGTTCTTCAACAACTACATCGCTTTCATAGTCAGCATGATCTAAATATTTATCGACACAAGATCTATATAAGTTGATATCTATTCTTGTTGATAAAAAATATGAGAAATAAGTAAGATTTGGATTGTACTGATCAACTATTTTTTTAAGAACTAATAAAGATTCTTGAAGCATATCTTCTCGATATGGTGACAATTTCAATTCTTTTTGAATACATCTTTGTATTGCACAAATAAATAATGGCTTGTAGAAATCATATAATTCTCCTAAAGCAGAGCCATCATTGTCTTTTACTTTTGAAATAAGTTCATTTATATATTCGTAGCGATCTTCATACACAAAAATTTTATACACTAAGGATTTTATTAATCATCAAGAATAATGAATGATTTTTAGAGCCACTATTTCTCAAATCCTTAATTGTATATACTACTTGCTCAATCATGTATGCTATTTTAGCAACAGAAGGTGTTGTTTTACCCATCTGAATCTTTATTCGGATTGGATTCTGAGTTTTGATTATAAACTCACTAGGGACCCAATTTTCGCCCAAATATTTGCCTAATAAATCTTTACATTCTAAAATCTCTGCAACTTTATTAGCATCATAAATATTTTTTTCTTTACAGTCTGAAACTACTAATAAAAAATATAGCTGTGAAAGCAAAATTAATAGCAAACCTTGTTCGCCAATTGCGCTGCATAGATTGTTGCATGTATCGTACACATCTTCATTTTTATTAATCAAGTGATCAATAAATTCAAAAATATCAGTGTTGTTGTCAAAAAGAGAATTTTCAATGTCTTCAAGTTTTACTTCATTCTTAACAGATGCATGCTTTCTAAGTTCTTGAAATAATAAATCAAGATCGTAAACAATTTTCTCTTTCTTATTGCCAGCAGTTTTAGATTTTATTCTGTATGTTGGACAATTATTTATTATCCATTCATAACATGGCTGATCTATTTTTATATCTAAACTTTTTACTTCTTTGTAGCAACATCTTTTGAGAGATTGAACATCGCCAAACATCGGAAAAGAATAATCAAATATTTTTCCAGATTTTTTTATTTTTGAAATAAAACTATTTCTACCATCAAAACTTTCATCATCGAAAAACAAATGGTATTGGTTGTTGTTCAGTTGTCCTATGATTTTTATTTGATCATTGCTTGGATTATCTACTAAAAATAGTTTGTCTGAATCGAAAAACTTAGAGTAATTCTTTATTTGAGATTCTAAATTGAAGACACTTACAATTGTATATCCAGGATGACTGCTAGACAACTGTTGTAATGCCATTGGCTTTGAACCAATAAAAATAGAACTCTCAGATAATACTACGCTCATATCTACTCCATTGGGAACATTATATGATTGAAATTATCTGATTGCAAAATACATATTGTATATGAATTGAAATCATAAAATTTAGCACTTATATTTTCTTGATTTATGACTTCCAATATTTTCATAAAATGATTTGTAAGATAAGAAACATTCAAATCTTCTAATTCTTCATCAAAAGTAATCTTGTCTGCTGCACCACCAGAAATATCACCTGAACTTGTTAAGATAATTTCTTTATTTTTAGTTGATAAATTAAACAAGTGAGAACCTGAAATATTGTTTATGAACTTCAAAGATTTTAGAAATTCACTTTTAGATACATCTATTGTTGTGATATATTTTGAATCAAAAAATCTCTTGAATCCATTATGAACACTTTGGTATGAGTTTACTTCAAGATTGGTGCAAAAATAATTACCATTATTACGGATAATTAGTTTGTTTTTATGTATTGAAAATTTTGAATTACTGTCAACAAAGTTTAATGACAACTCAGCTTGATTTTTACTTAGTAAGAAGGACTGTTCATTTTCATATTTTTTGCCATAAACAGAAATTCTGTGCTTATCTGAAGATTGAGCGTTGAACTTATTTTCAGAAATAAAGAACATTATAGATGAATATGGGTGCTCTTCAAAATCTGGAGCACATGAAAATGATGTAAACTTGATAGCATTATGAAAACTAGTTGAGTCATATTTTACGAAATCAATATTATCATTTATAAAAAATTCATTAGATATTTTATTTTCAAGGCTGTCTGCTTTTGATGTTTTTAACGATACTCTGGTTTTTTTGTTTCCAAAAACCAATTGATTGTCTGACTCAACGAATGCGAATTGAATTTCATCAGTTGGAAAGTTCGTAAATGCATTTGTAAAAATATTACAATCTATAGCAAAATCAATAAAATCATCATCAAAATCACATAGGTAAGTATATGCTGCAGAAACACCAGTACTTAGGTATATGAACAACTTATTGTCATGTGCATGAAAAATAAGACTATCGCCATTGATACTCTTATTTTCACGAGTTGATAATTTCAGTTTATCAATTTTATTGAATAACTGAAACTTCTCTAAGTGCTCAGACTTTTTAAGTTTAAATTTCAATGTAACTGCCCCTGGAATTCAATTTCAATACCTGGATTATATTTCGTAATCTGATTCATAAGACAAAGCATAAATGAACCTTCATCATCAACAAAATGTAATTTACCATCTTGATACCAGTCCCAGCCATTTTCAATCTGAGCTAAAACATCCATTTTGTTTACAATTAATTTAGTGATTCCATTCATTTGGCAAGCAGTATTTACTTCATCAACATTTAGCCAATCTATTTGTCTTGGTCTACCAGTAGTGGCTCCATATTCTTGACCAACCTCACGCAGTTTTTCAAATCGCTCGTCGTGTTTTTGGTATCCTTTAGCTCCAACATAGGTAGAATAACATTTGATAACCCCGACAACATTCCGAACTTGCTTAAAATTGAAACCATTATTTAATACTGCTCCTACTCCTGTATTTGACGATGTGACATAAGGATAATCGCCAAAGTCAACATCAAGCCAATAACCTTGAGCTCCTTCAGCTAAAAATTTCTTTGGGGAAGAATAAATCAAACTGTGCATATCAACAAGATATGGTTCTAATTCAGGAACATCTTTGGCACGAATTCCAGTACGGGCATACTTGTCTCTGTAACAAGGTCCGTTTCCAGTGCGAGTTGTTCCAATTTTTGTGTCTTTGGAATCTTCGTCAATGTGTTCTTGGGTAATTATATGTGCGTTTTCTGCTATTTTAAGGATTGATGTGTCAAACCCAAATCCTTTAAGATACCCAAGTTCGTCAAATAATTTTTGCGTATTGATAACACAACCATTACCGATGACACTAGGAATACCATGCAGAATACCACAAGGAACAAGATGCGTAACAATTTTCTCTCCATTGAGGTAAATTGTATGACCCGCATTTCCGCCTCCATTGAAACGGATAACGTAGTCATATTCACCAGATAAAGCCATTTGATTGGCTATTTTTCCTTTGCCTTCATCCCCATACTGCATACCGATAACTACATCAACAATTGAAGTTTCCATACGCACATTCTACTTCATAGCAGAGATGTTAGCAAGAGTTGTATTTATTTTTTGTTCAGTGAATCGTTCTCATCCTTTTTGTATTGAGTGTACACTTCATTAGCTTTTTTACGAATTCTAGTAAGAGCATTATCAACACATTTGGGAGGAACATTTAATGAATTTGAAATTTCTTTGTAAGATGAATTCATTCCATATTCATTGAAAATTTCAGCTTCTAAAGGAGTTAGTTTATCAATTAGTTTCTTGGAAGTTAAATCATATTCTTCTCTTCCAATAATATCAAGAACTAAATCGCACTCAGGAGATTCATCATATGGATTTTTCTTTTCAGGAATAAAATCAGCCAAAGTTTGGAGATTTCCATCGTCACCTAAAATAATAGGTGCATCTAAAGAAATAGAATCATTCAACACTGAATTTTTCATTCTTTTAGCACTTGCGATTGCTGTTGCTAAATGACGTTTACAGACTAGATTGACACAAAAGTTTTTAAAAGTTGTATCTTTGGTTGGATCATAGGAATTAACAGCTTTGTAAACTCCCAACCGCAATTCTTGCATTACGTCTTCTCTATCAGCACCTACTATAAAGTAATGGTTGCAGATTTTTTTAAGATCAGGCTCAACCATTTTCAAGAGGTAATTAAAAGATTTACTTTCTCCTCTTTTAGCTTTTCTAACGATGTCTACTATTCTTGGGTCTTCGGTTGCCATTTTTTTCCCGAAGGCACTTTACTTTTTACAATACTATTTACGCAGAATTTTTTTTCGCGTACCAGTCGATTACTTTGAGAATTCCGGTAATTGCTACGATATCCTCAGAAACAGTTTGCCTTATATTACAAGATATGTTATACAACTGTTCCGTTAACTCAACTAAATAAGTACTAGGAACAGATTTGCTTATATTTTCAATCTCAACATCCTTGTCTACCTTCTTCATTCTTACCAATCTATACTTAAATGCTTCCATTAAGATATGGGATGAATCTAATATCAAAGAACCCAAGCTTCTCCCCTCTTGATGTGCAGTAGAAATAATTCTAAATGATTCGCTTCGATCACAATTAAGAATTGAATAAACTAAATCAAATGATAGTTGTTTTGGAGACATGACAAGAAGTTCTCTAATATTTTCTTCAGATATTTCTTGCAAAGATGCCTGATCTAAAATAGAAAGAGCTGTTCTAGCACTTCCATCTGCTTGAACGGCAATCAAATTTAGTGCCTCAATATCATATTTGAAACTTTCATTTGTGCAAACACCAATCATAATGTCTCTTAGATTTACATTTGAAAGCTTTCTCATTGGAAATATTTGAGACCTAGTAACGATTGCTCTTAGTATTTTGCTTGGTTCAGTTGTGCAAAAGAAAAATTTCACAAAAGGTGGAGGTTCTTCTGTAATCTTAATTAATGAAGTTTGAGCTTGAGTGGTAAGCATGTGACATTCATCTAAAATGAAAATCTTATACTTGTACATCGGAGACAACCGCGCAAGTTGAATAATATTTTCCCGTATATGATCAACACCATTATTTACAGCACAATTAATTTCATATACATCAGGATGAGAATCATTTGCTACAGATTTACAAGAATCACATTCACAACTCTCATTGCCTGAAGTGCAATTCATCTTCTTTGCTGCGACACGAGCTAGAGTTGTCTTTCCTGTACCTGGAGGACCTGAAAGAATATAAGAATGAGTAGTTTTACCCAATGCAATTTGTTGCTCTAGTATTTCAGAAGATTTACTTCCCAAAATCTCATTAAAGTTTTGCGGTCGATATTTATTATATAAACTCATTAGTCATCTTCCATAGGAATAATTAATGGTAATGGATCTGGAGATTTAAGTAAATCAGGCAAACCTTCTTTTATTTCCCAATAAGGTCCCATGCCCATATGAACAAAATATTCCACTATGAATCCATAATCCATTACATCAAAGTTTCTTATTTTACCATCACCTTGAGGACTAACAGAGTAAATTGCTTTGAAAATAATCCATTGTTTTTTAGTATCTTCCAGCAGGGACCATTTTTCTTGCCATACAGCAAAGCAGTAATCTTTGCCTCGTGTTTCTGGATTAGTATTTAATACTTGCCTTACCCAACCTTGGGTTACTCCACTCATGACATATGGCTTGGCATTTTTAGGTTCATAACCTATCATTTCAGCAAAATAAATTTTAGAGAGATCCACATATCCAATAAATGGGTGATATCTCTCTTGTAATCTTTCTGCTAAACTTTTATTTTCTAAAGATTCGGTATATTCAGTTTCCACGTTTTATATTACCATAAAAAATAAACCCATCGATTTCGATGGGTTTAAAACTTTTAGAAGCTTAGTTGAGTGACTGCAACAACTTGACCATCTTCATCTCTTACAGCAGATGGACCAGTGTCTACACATAATACATCTTCTCTATCAAAAGGAATAAAATCCATTGATATTCTGTTTACAATGTAATATACACCATTTTCTGGTTCAGGAAGATTCTCAATAGATTCAAATTGGGTTTCTACAATTGGAATATCAGCTACCTTACCAATAACTCTTTGTTTTGTTATCACTCGACACGGATTTTCTGCTCTTGTCAAAGTTCCATAACCTGAGATTGTAATGTCATGACCAATAAGATTGACAAACTTTTTAAATTCTGAATACATTTTATTTACCTCAGAGTACATTACTTTCCGGTACTTCCCAATCCACCCGTTCGAGACTTGTTTGCTGTTTGACTAAATTCTTCTACTACAACTAAATCATGTTCTGCAAGCTTGGCTACAACCATTTGTGCAATACGATCACCATGATTGATAGCAAAAGGCATGCGATTGTGATTAAAAAGAATAACTTTCAATTCAAAATCTTCACCATCTCCTGAATAATCACAGTCAATTGTTCCTGGAGTATTTAGAACTGTGATGCCATGCTTTGCAGCCAATCCAGAACGAGGTCTAATTTGAATTTCGTATCCTTCAGGAATGTTAACATTTAACCCTGTAGGAACAATCAATGAGTTTCCAGGGTGAATCATCATCCCATTGGTGTAATTTGGAATACATGCACATAAGTCATATCCAGCAGCGCCTTCAGTTGCTTTCTTTGGAATTATAGCTTCTTCACGAAAAGCCTTAATCTCAACTGTTGCACGTTTAATATTAGCATTTGTTACTAAAACTTGTCCACTTCCTGATGTAGCCATTTAAATACCTTCCACATTCTTAATCATATCTGCAGTTATTTCTCTATCATCTGGATTGAATATCAAAGATAATGGAGCTTCTCTAGATTTTAGAGCTATTGTGAAATTAATCAATTCTCTTCCAGCTAAATGTCGATCCATCCCTGTAAGTTCTTTGACATCATCCAAAGATAATGTACTCGTTAATGTAACATCTGATTTGACATCTTGCAATTGTAACCAAATGTATTGAACAACTTTTGGTTCATCTTCAGTGCCTTCTTCTTCTTTTAAGACTGCATCTAAAATCTTTACTTCTCTAACTACTGGTTTTCCCATAAAACGATTTTACCACAAAATAAATCTAATGTCATAAAAAAAGAGGGGATCTCTCCCCTCTTTTTTATTTATGACCCGCAGGCTTCACAATCTGGATTATCTAACCTACATTGAGGAGCATCTACCTCTTCTTCCATAGGCTTGATTTCTATTTCAATCTTCTTTTCAGTTTGTTGAATGGAAGAAACATCAATTCCCAATCCCTTTAGAGCTTGAGCCTTTGGTTTAGTTCTAAGATAATACATACCTGTCTTCAAACCAATTTTCCATCCATAAAAATGAGCAGATGAAAGCTTGGATACAGTGGGTTCAGCCATAAACATATTCAATGACTGAGACTGATCAATAAAATAATTACGATCCCTAGCCATTTCAAGAATTGACTTGCCTTTAATCTCCCAAACAGTCTTATATACTTCTTTGATATCTGCTGGAATTTCATCAATATTTTGAACAGAGCCATTGTCGATAATAAGCTTCATTCTGATATTGTCACTCCATATCCCAAGATTGACAAGATCTTCAACCAAATGCTTATTGATAATTGCATATTCACCGGAAAGTGTATTTCTCTTGTAAATGTTTGCAGTGAATGGTTCAAAACATTCATTGTTCCCAAGAATTTGAGCAGTAGAAGCAGTAGGCATAGGAGCAACTAACAAAGAGTTTCTCAAACCGTGTGTCTTAATTTCTTCTTTAAGTGCTGAAAAATTCCACATACCTGAAAGATCATTCTCAGTTAATCCCCAAAGATCATATTGCAATAACCCTTGAGACGCTGGGGATCCTTCGAATGAAGAATAAGACCCGTATTTCTTTGCTAAATCATTTGAAGCTGTCAATGCTGCAAAATAAATAGTCTCAAAAATATCTTTGTTTAATTTACGGGATTCATCTGAATCAAAAGCAATACCCATAATAGCAAAAGTGTCTGCTAAACCTTGAACACCTAATCCGATAGGACGATGTTTGAAGTTAGAATTTGATGTCTCTTCTGTTGGATAATAGTTGATATCAATTACTTGATTGAGATTGACAGTAGCCTGATAAGTAACATCAAACAAAGCTCTAAAGTCAAACTTGCGAAGCTTTTTATCCTTCTCTCTTACTTTACCTGATGGAATTAAGACATATTTAGGCAAAGCAATAGAGGCAAGATTACATACAGCAGTTTCATTCTTGTCAGTGTATTCAATAATTTCAGTACAGAGATTTGAAGACTTGATTGTTCCAAGATTCTTTTGATTGCTCTTATAATTACATGCATCTTTGTAAAGCATATAAGGAGTGCCAGTTTCAATCTGTGAATCAAGAATCTTTTCCCACAATTCACGAGCCTTGACAGTCTTTAAACCCTTACCTTCAGCTTCATATTGTTCATACAAAACTGTGAAAGCTTTATTATCTGGTGAATCGTAAGCATCGATCAAACCTGGCACTTGTTCTGGTGAAAATAATGTCCAGTTGCCATTCTGCTCAACTCTTTGCATAAATAAGTCAGGTATCCACAAAGCTAAGAACAGATCTCTTGCTCTCATTTCTTCCTTACCTTGATTCTTGCGAAGATCTAAGAAGTCATAAACATCTCCATGCCAAGGCTCAAGATAAACAGCAATGGATCCTTTACGCTTGCCACCACCCTGATCAACATATCTTGCTGTCTCATTAAAGACACGAAGCATAGGGATAATTCCATTAGAATGTCCGTTGGTGCCCTTGATATAACTACCTTTAGCGCGGATCTTATGAATGTTGATGCCAATACCGCCTGCTGACTGAGAAATTTTGGCACAGTCAGATAATGTCTTATAAATACCTGGAATAGAATCATCATCGACATCTAGTAAAAAACAAGATGACAATTGAGGTCGATTTGTACCAGCATTGAAAAGAGTTGGAGTGGCATGGGTAAAAAGACCTTGTGAAAGCATATCGTAAGTCTTTTGAACCATTTCTAAATTGTCACGCCAGATTCCAACTGCAACTCTCATGTATAGATGCTGAGGAGTTTCCGCTGCTTTACCATCAACTTTAAGCAAATAAGATTTTTTCAATGTCATGAATCCAAAGAAATCAAAATTGAAATCACGATCATGCACAATCATTGCATCAAGTTCATTTGCATGGTTTTGAATTACTGAATATACTTCATCAGATATCATTCCAGACTTTTCGCCAGTTTTAGGATTGATATATTCATAGAGCTTTGTGGCAACTCTGGAGAAATCTTTTTCTACATCCTTGTACAGAGCAGTAATAGCAATACGAGCAGCCAACTTACCATAATCAGGATGGGTAGTAATCATAGAAGCAGCAGTCTCAGCACTTAATTGATCAAGCTCTGTGCTGCTTACACCATCATAAAGACCAGATACAACCTTAGTGCTGACAAGATCTGGATCAACCATATCGTGCAAACTATAAGTTAGCTTCTTAATCCTGGAGCCAATTTTTTCAAGCTTAAGTGGCTCTTTTGTTCCATTGCGCTTTAAAATATCCATACTTAGAAATCCTCGTCAAATGAGATTTGTTCTTTAACTTCACCAACACCACTTTTGACATAGTCAGCCACTCTCTTCTCAAAGAAATTGGTTTTATTAGCCATAGCAATATTTTGCATAAAGTCAAACGGGTTCTCAGCATTGTATATCTTGCCAACACCAAGATCCATCAGTAGTCTATCAGAAACATATTCAAGATATTGCTTCATAAGATTTGAATTCATGCCAATCAAGCTCACTGGCAATGCTTCTGTGATAAATTCTTTTTCAATAACAAGAGCTGAATCGATAATCTCAATTAATCGCTCTTTTGATAATTTATTTTCAACATGATTATTGTATAGATGAACAGCAAAATCTGTATGCAAACCTTCATCACGGGAAATTAATTCATTGGAAAAAGATAAACCTGGCATTAACCCACGCTTCTTTAGCCAGAAAATTGAACAGAAAGATCCAGAGAAGAAAATTCCCTCAACAGCAGCAAAGGCAACAAGGCGCTCGACAAAAGATTCAGAACCAATCCACTTAAGTGCCCATTCTGCCTTCTTCTGAACAGCTGGAACGGTATCAATTGCATTGAATAAATAATTCTGTTCTTCTTTATCTTTGATATATGTATCAATCAAAAGAGAATAGGTTTCTGAGTGGATGTTTTCCATCATAATCTGGAAACCATAGAAAAATTTAGCCTCTGTGTACTGCACTTCAGAAACGAAATTTTCAGCTAAGTTTTCATTTACAATGCCATCAGATGCAGCAAAGAATGCTAAGACATGCTTGACAAAATGTTTCTCACCTTCATTCAATTTATCCCAATCTGTCAAGTCTTGGGATAAATCAATCTCCTCAGCTGTCCAGAAAACTTGTTGAGCTTTCTTGTAATAATCCCAAATATCATGATGCTGTAACGGAAACAAAACAAACCTATTTTTATTCTCTTCTAGTATCTTTTCCATAATTTTTGACAATAAAAAATATCTGAAGCAATTTATCAGATATTCTTATATACCTTCCTGTTATTTATCGTGCGGGTTATTTTTCTAATAGTCAAACATCTTCCAATGCTTCTGGTCTTAATTTGCGTAATATTTCTACCACTTCAAAAAGATTCTTTTGAGCAATGTTTCGTTTCAATAGATAGTTTACCATATCATCGACAACTTCGCTAAAATCTTTTTCAGTGACATTGCTTATATATTTTGCACATTTTATAAATGCTGCATCAAATATATATTGAGATTGCAAATTATTAGTTTCAAAAAACGTATTTTTCACTTTATTAAATGAAATATTAAATTCACCTTTGTACGCCATGGCAACACTTCTCAATGTAGTCCACGGAGTGTAAGATCTGTACTTTATATTCTGATCACCAGAAGACAATTCCTGAGTAAATGTTAAATCACTTGGTAGTTTTTCACCAATCAAAAGCTTCCTGACTAAATCTTTTTTGAGTTTTTCTGAGTCGTTTGAATTCATAGTAATTATCACCACTGCAGCGTAAAATTAGATTCTCATTTAGCAAATCTGTATCAGTCCACCAAACATGTTCTATCTTAGCCATTTGCAAGGCTTTTTCACAATTGGGGCAAGGTTTAGCCAATCTAAATTTGCCATGTCTATTAATTCTGATACTTAATATAATAAGATCATCCTCTATACTTGATAAATCTAATTTGGATATAACATCACATTCTGCATGAATATATGGATAGTTTTTCCATTTTTCAATGTTCCACATTCGTCCTATTCTCAAGGCACTTTTAGAACCAGATGTTTCGTTATTCTTGCCCCACACTAATACTTTATTTTTTCTTATGGCAAAAGCATAATGAAAACAAGGTTTTGATTGATCAGATTTCCAATCATCAAATGCTATTTTCAATGCACGTCTTAATGCCAAACTATTCATTACAATGCAAATTTTATGTCAATTGCGAAGATTCTGGTAGATATACCCTTTGCCTTTTTCCCCGCAATTTCTGCACTATATTCCGATTGTCTGCAAATAAGAACAGAGCCATTTGTTAACGATTCTACTTCTCTTGACGCTAATCTAAATGCTGACATGACTGAAGAGAGAGCAGTTGGTCCCACAGACAAAACTCTTACATACTCATGTTCTTTTAAAACATGCAAAATGCTTCTTGATAAACCTATAGGATCAGTTGGTCTTCTGGAATCATCAGGATCATTAGGATCTCCACCTCGTGCTTTGAGAATCCTAGGATCTGTAATTTTTGGTTTCTTTTCATTGTTTGCAATTTTGTTTACTGGTTCTTCAATTATATCCATTTTTTTATCCTTCTAGCCCAACTAAAGCCATCTTATTCTTTACATTTTCAAGTGCTTCTTGAAATTCAGTTAATGTACAATTGTAAACTTTAGGATCGTACTTAATATCCTTTGTACCGCTTAATGCTGAGTTGATAATTTTAAATTCAATTTCGTTCATGCTGTAACGCATTAGATTTTGGATTTTATTTTTGTCTTCTACATGATCATAATAACAATTTTCATCGTCATCTTCTTCAGACATGTATACACTCATTGCACGAGGTGAAATTGTTTGGTAATTTGGATAGAGTTCATTGAATTTTTGAAATAACATAGAAGAGTGTTTTGATAAAAAATGTTTCTTTAATGCTAAAAGAGTAATAATTTTTTGACAAACTTCGCAACCATTTTCTGTTTTATTATCACAATCTGGAAGACATTCAAATGTTCTTGGCATTTTGTGAGACTTGCAAAATGGACAATGAGAAATATTATCTAAATGAATATTAATATTTTCTAAATGAAGCCATAGAATTTCACTATGATGATTTAAGATGTGTGTGGAAAGTGGATTTACCCATTTTTCACAAATTGGACATTTTTGTGATGGATTTCTTTTGCCAGCATTGTCAGCTTTAACTAAATTGATATAATTATGTTGTAATGCGCCAATAAAATAATTCTTAAATTCACCAGAACCATCATAGCGAGACTTTTTTCTTGCTCCTCTTGGTTTCCAGTTTGACAAAACATTGCAGAAAATTCTAATATAGTCTTGAGCAAAATCTTCTTGAGAATCATATAAATAATGATATTGATTCCACCATTCTTGCATATGTAGCATAGGTGGAT